AGGACAATTACCCTTTGATTTAACTTATGGAGAAACAGGATTTTTAGACAAAGTTAAAAATCTATTTCCTAATAGAGAAGTAAAAGTAGACTTAGATGATGAAGGGTACGTAAGTATATGGCCAAATGAATAATTTTATAATTTTTATAGTAGGACTAGCCTTTGCTTATTTAGTAATTGGCACATTCTACAAAGTATTTAAGTGTGGTACTACTGGATTTTTATGCTAGCAATAAGTAGAGATGACGTATCAAGTACTGAAATTACTAATTTCACTAAAGAAGAGCGTTTTATTAAGCTTCCTATAGAAAAATACTTAGGTATGCTAAATATAGAGGCTAATGGCCCACAGATGGCCATGATAAATGCCATTAATAATCCTAAGTATAGATTTATTACTGGAGCCTTAAGTAGACGTATTGGTAAAACTACAGTTGCTAATATTATTGGACAATTAGTTACATTAGTACCTAAATCTAACGTACTAATTATGTCCCCTAACTATTCTCTGTCTAATATTTCATTTGAAGAACAGAGAAAACTAATTAGAGTTTTTGATATTGAAGTTGAAAAGGATAATAGCAAAGATAGGATTATCGAGCTATCAAACCATTCAACTATACGTATGGGTTCGGTATCCCAAGTAGACTCTTGTGTAGGGAGAAGTTATGATCTTATTATATTCGATGAGGCCGCTCTAACAGATGACGGTGAAGATGCTTTTAGTGTGGCTTTACGCCCTACTCTTGATAAGCCTGGGAGTAAGTGTATTTTTATTTCTACTCCTCGCGGAAAAAATAATTGGTTTGCGAAATACTTCTATCGCGGATTCAGTCCGGACTTTCCGGCGTGGGTCTCTGTTCACGCTGATTGGAGAGAGAATCCTAGAGTCTCTGAAGAAGACATAAAAGAAGCTAGAAAAGCTGTTACTAAAGCTCAATTTGAGCAAGAATATGAAGCCTCCTTTACGTCCTTCGAAGGTCAGATTTACAAATTCGATACCGACTCACAAGTTCAAAACCTATCGGAACTTGACATTAGTAAGATGGATACTATTATTGGCTTAGACATAGGCTTTAAGGATGCTACTGTTGCTATAGTATTTGGTTACGATTATGAAACAGAATGCTGGTATGCCTTAGACGAGTATTATGAAACAGAAAAAACTACTGGTCATCATGCTACCGCAATTTTAATGTTAGAGGAAAAGTATAATGTTCAGGCGATTTTCATTGACTCGTCAGCCCAACAAACTCGCTATGATTGGGCTTATGGTTATAATCTTGCTACTCTTAATGCTAATAAGTCTGTATTGGATGGTATTGCCTACTGCCAAACTATAGTAGAAAATAATAGGCTAGTAGTGGATCCTAAATGCGAAAATTTACTAGCGGCTTTAGACCAATATAGATGGGATGAGGGTTCAAACCTAATTAAAGAGAGACCTAAGCATGACGACTACTCGCATGCTGCAGATGCCTTAAGATATGCTCTATATTCGTATACCACAGGTATTTCTAGTGTATAGAGTAAAAAAACTTATATGCTAAATAAATTTAGATTTGATATTTTTTTCTAATGGGTGTATAATACCTAAAATGGAGTGATATAACTTATTTATGGACTTAAAAAGAGATGTGGTAAAGTACGTTAGAGACAAAGCCAAACACGGGTATACTAAAACTGGAATATGTGAAATATGTGGAGATACTGAAGGTGTAGACTTCCATCATTTTTATTCTGTCACTGAAATGTTAAATAAGTGGCTTACTGATAATGAGATTGATATTTTATGTGCCGAGGATATTATACGAGTTAGAGATGAATTTATAGTATTGCATAATACAGAACTATATATAGAAGCTGCTAATTTATGTCATAAACACCATGAACAATTACACCGTTTATACGGAAAGCGACCTGCGCTAAATACTGCTTTAAAACAAAAGCGTTGGGTTGAAATACAGAAGGATAAGTATGTGGATAACAAGCTGGTTACGACAAAAACTTAATCCAGCCCAACCATACATTAATATGGAGCAAGGAGACTCAGTACCAGCAAATACTGGTTATGTTTCCTACACTAAAGCCTATAATGAAATAGAAGCCGTACGACGCGGTGTTGATATGATTGTAAATGGCGCTAGTTCTTTCGATGTATCAATAGCTGAAAAACTAAACGGGGTTGTACCTATAGTTAGTAATATTAGAAAAACTAAGGTAAATACACTACTAAATACACAACCAAATATGTTCCAAGATATAATAAAGTTTAGATCTTTATTATATACAGACTTAATAATTGAAGGTAACGCCTTTATTTACTATGATGGGGCATTTTTATACAACTTACCTGCAATTAACGTAGAAATTATAACAGACCCTAAAACCTTTGTAAAAGAGTACATATATTCTGGGTCTGTACACTTCAAACCTGATGAGATTATACATATTTCTGATAACTCATCTGACTCTATATATCGAGGTACTTCTAGACTGAAAAGTACTAGCACTACGCTAAATACTAGGAAGAAGATGACTACTTTCCAAGATAATTTTTTCTCTAACGGAGCAGTCCCCGGTCTCGTACTAAAATCTCCCAATGTACTAGGTGATAAAATTAAGGCAAGACTAATTGAGTCTTGGCAACGAGAGTATAACCCTACCAAAGGCGGAAAGCGCCCATTAATTTTAGATGGGGGGTTAGACATAGCAAAGATAACTGATATTAATTTTCAACAGTTAGACTTTGAAACTTCAGTCAATAAAAAAGACGAAGATATATTAATGGCATTAGGAGTACCATCAATTCTATTGTATGGTGGAAATAATGCAAACATTAGTCCAAATTTAAGGTTATTTTATTTAGAAACAGTTCTTCCACTTGTTCGTAAAGTAACTTCAGCCTTTGAGAGATACTTTGGCTATAATTTGGAACCAGAAGGTTCTAAAGTATCAGCAATACAACCTGATATGAAAGAATCTACCGCATATCATGTCGGATTAGTTAATGGTGGCATCATTACTCCAAATGAGGCTAGACAAGAACTAAGATATGATAAAATTGAAGGTCATGACGATCTGAGAATTCCCGCTAACATTGCCGGTAGCGCGTCTAATCCTACAGATGGTGGAAGACCTCCACAAGGAGATAATTCAAAATAATGACTAAAAAGACATTTGAATTAATTTCCAGCATTGAGCTAATTGAAAAAGCAGCAGGTGAAGACGAATCTTTGACTATTAGAGGGTATGCAAATACTACTACTAAAGATAGAACAAATGACGTTGTACTTGAAGAAGCTTGGACCCAAGGTGGTATTGATAACTACAAAAAGAATCCAATTCTTTTAGCTTTTCATGACCATACAAGACCAATTGGTACCGCTACTAAAATATCAGTAGACAAAGGTGGTATTGAGATTGTTGGTAAAATTAGTAAAGCGGCTGGAGATGTATACGAGCTAGTAAAAGAAGGCATACTAAAAGCCTTTTCAGTGGGATTTGTTGTTAAAGACGCAGATTACGATACTAAGACTAACGTTTTTGTTATTAAAGACTTAGAATTACTAGAAATTAGCGTTGTATCAGTTCCCGCAAATCAAGATTCTCTATTTTCTCTATCTAAGTCATTTGACTCAGTAGAAGAAGAATTAGAGTTTAAAAAATCTTTTATTTCACAAGAAAAACACGTTGGCAATACTGATGAAGAAATTAAACAATTATCTAACTCAGGCAAACTCAACGAAGACAAGGAGTTTAGTATGGATCCTGTAGAATTACAAAAAATGATTGAAGCTGCTGCTATTGCTGCTGCTCAAAAAGCAACTGAAGCTGCTAATGCTGCTAATGTTGCTGCAACCGCTGCTGCTGCTGAAGCTGCTGCTAATGTTGCAAAAGGTATTGAAGTTGGTCAATCCGGCGCTGAAAAACTAGTTGCTGACATTGAAAAACGTATGGTTGAAAATGACGCTTCTGTAGCTAAGGCCTTTGAAGACCTACGCGGAGAACTAGCAGAAAAAAGTAGCGAACTAAAAGCTTTACATGAAAGCAAAATGAAGTTCGAAGAAAAGAATGCTGGTGATAGTGTTAGTTTAGCAGAAAAAGAGACTGCCGTTATCCTAGCTAAAGCTATGGGCAAGCCTTTAGAAACTACTAAAGCCTTTGAAAATCTAGTTCAAAAGTATGGTGCTCACATTCCTTCTGCTTCTTGGGAAGATGCTGTTTCTACAAACATGCTTGAGGAAATTCGTCGTAAACTAGTAATTCAACCTTTATTCCGTGGTATTACTATGACTGGTCCTATTATGAAACTACCAGTTAATCCTGAAGCAGGTTATGCTAACTGGGTTACTCCTACTTCATTCATGGCTGCAGCATCTTCTGGTACTGCACAAACTCATACCCTAAAGGAAATCTCTATCAGTGCCTATAAACTAGCTACTAAAGAATTCCTTGGTAATGAGGAAGACTATGATAGCATCCTACCTTTAGTACCACTTATCCGCGATGCTATGATTCGTAGAACTGCTAAGGCTATTGACAAGGGTCTACTACTAGATGCTGGTTCTTTCCCTAATCCGCTTAAAGGTATTACTCAGTATCAAACCTCTACTTCAAACGTAACTGTTACAACTACTTCTAAAGTTTCCGTTGCTAATCTAGCAACTTTACGTAGAAACCTAGGTGTATGGGGACTAAACCCTTCTGACATAGTGTATGTCGTTTCTAGTGATGTTTATTTTGACCTTTTAGATGATAGTAACTTCCAGACTATGGATAAAGTTGGTAGTAATGCTACAATTTTAACTGGTCAAATTGGTATGGTTCTAGGCTCTCCGGTTCTAGTATCTGGTGAATTTGCTGCTAAAGCCGGTGGTACTGCTGGTGCTATTGGTGCTGTTGCTCTAAATGCAAATAACTTTATGGTAGGTAACTACCGAGGTCTAACACTTGAATCTGATTACAATGTTGAATATCAAATGAGATTAATGGTTGCTTCTCTACGTATGGGCTTCCAACAAATTTCTACTGTTGACGGTCAAGCTGTAGCATGCTTACGCTGGACTTAATTTAACTAGTAAAAATATTTGGGGGCAATGCACTATGTATTGCCCCCTTTATTCTTTGGAGAATAAACAATGCAATATTCGGTTACGTTAAGGAATAATCAGCTTAACCAATTCGAGATTACGTTAGGTACATCTCCACTATTAAGATTATATACTGGTTCAAAGCCTATTAATTGTAGTTTAGCAGCTATAGGTGAGTTAATAGCAGAAATGATTTTACCTCTTGATTTTATGAGTGCCCCACTAGATGGCATAATAACTAAATCAGGAGTCTGGGAAGACCTATCTGCAAACGCAGAGGGCACACTCGGATACTTTAGAATGTATGATGCTTCAGGTATAGAGTGTCACTGCCAGGGTAGTATAACTATTACTAATGCTGGTGGAGAGATGACGGTGGACTACACCGATGTATTAGTAGGACAGAGAATTGAAGTAACATATTTCTCTATAGCTGCTGGAAATAGTTAAAATGGCTGATATACCAACACTAGAGTATGCAGATGTTACTTCGATAACATCAACTAGCGTTATACCTATAGTAATGTTAATATTTACAGCCGATTTATTACTGGAGTCTGGTGGCTCTGTATTATTAGAAAGCGGTATTAGAATAGCGCTAGAGGGACAATAATGACAACTCCAATAAAAGTATCTGATTTAACACCTTTAGCAGGTGCTCAGACTGCACCAGATGACTTATTACTAATAGTAGATAGTAGTGCTACTGAGTCAAAACATATAACTAGACAAGAGTTTCAAAGTTTTAATGCTGGGCAACTAACTACAAATACTAAAGTACTGGACTTATCAGCAGAATGGAATAATGCAGTTGTTACGTTTACTGGACTTAAGTTTAATGTAATCGATACCACATCCAATGTAGCAAGCCTATTAATGGATTTGCAAATAGGGGGAACTAGCCGATTTAAAGTTGGTAAAGGTAATGGGCGTATGAAGGTTCTTGGTAATATACTGTACCTGATGCACGAAACCAGTGACAGCTTTTCTACACAAATAAAACACATGGGTAATGAGTCCATGCACTTCACATATAATAGCACAAACATGTTGATGTTATCAGGTGTAGATTTTACTCCAAGCGTTCAGTTGCCCGCTGCTGGCAGTTTTGGGTGGTCATCAACCACTGAAGCAACACAAGGTGATTTAAGGTTTTACCGCGATGCTGCTCAAACACTAGCACAACGCAACGGCACTAACGCCCAAATATTCCACATTTACAACACATATACAGATGCCAGTAATTATGAGCGTATGAAGTTCGGTTGGGTAAGCAATACCTTTAGGATTGCACCAGAGTATGCCGGTACAGGGGTAGATCGTTCTATTGCTATTGGGAACTCAAGTTGGAATGCGGTATACATTGGGGGTGATTCTTATAATACTTGCTCTATCTGTGTCAATAGTATTGGTAATGTGCTGTTCAATACAACGGGAGG